TACTTAGATTTAAACCGTGATAAACATGGATTAGAAAACTATGGTGAAGAGTTTGGAGTACCAAAACCAGCTATTGTAGATTGGGAAAGCCTTACACAACAAGACTATGACCATCGTGTACAAGAGGATGTAAAGATTCAGTATCGAACATACAACAAACTAAAAAGTATGTTTGAGGAACTTTATGGCGAAATGACAGACTATGAGTTTTGTACACACAAGGTTGTTAAGTATTTAAACTTCAAGATGGAACAACTTGAGGAACAACAAAATACAAAGTTTAAGGTTGATGTTCCTCATGCTAAGAAAGTTATAGAAGAGTTAGAACAAGAGATTGAACACAAAACAGAACAACTTAAAGCTTCTATGCCTAAAGTTCCTGAGTACACAAAACACACACGTCCTGCTAAACCTTTTAAGAAAGATGGTACGCTATCTGCAAATGGTGAAAAGTGGAAGTTGTTGTGTGAAGAAGCTGAAGTAGATTTTGACTACGAAGGTGAAATTAAGAAGATCAAACAATACAACGAACCTAACCCTGCTTCCAGTGCTCAAGTTAAAGATTGGTTATTCTCGCTAGGGTGGATTCCTGAGACTTTTAAGTATGTTAAGAATCCAGATGGTACAGAAAGACAAATACCACAGGTGTATGTTCAAGGTACAGGAGGACAAGTTTGTGAGTCTATCGAAAAGCTTGCTGAAGAACATGAAGAGCTACAGCACTTAGTTGGTTTAGGTGTTTTATCTCACCGTAAAAGTTGTGTTAAAGGTTTCTTAGATAGTCTGATACTAGGGGATTTCTGTGAAGCGGGTGCAAACGGTTTTACAAATACTCTGCGAATGAAACACAGAAAGCCTTTTGTTAACCTCCCATCAACACGAGTTGTATGTGGTGAGGAAGTCCGTTCTTGTATTATTTCGAGAGAAGGTAAGAAGTTTGTGTGTTCTGATTTATCGTCTATGGAAAACATTTGGAAGTTTAACTATCAAATGCCACACGACCCTGAATTTGTAAAATCACAACAAACAGAAGACCACGATCCCCACCTAGATATTGCAACAGAGGGCATGTTGATTTCTGAAGATGAGGTTAATTTTTATAAAATAGTTAAGGAAGGTTTTCCACAAGAAAATTATCCGCAAACTGAAAGATTATTAAAGATGTTGTCTTGGGATGAGGATAAGAAAAAAGCAGAAATTAAACGTATTGCTAAGGTTCGTGCTGCTGGGAAGACTACAAATTACGCATGTCAATACAAAAGCGGAGCTAAGACAGTTTCAAGACAGGCGAAGATTGATATGGGTGTTGCAAAAACATTAGTAAACGTATATCGTAAAAAGAACTGGTCTATTGATGCTATTGAAAAAAGTTTGACACGCAAAAGTGTTTCACACGGGACGTACCAATTGAATCCTGTTAATGGTATTTGGTATCACCTAAAGACAGAGAAGGATTCGTTCAGTACGCTTGTGCAGGGAAGTGGGGCATACCTGTTAGATTTATGGTTGGGGTATATTTTCTTTTTACGTCAGAAACCTGAGTACCATATCGAAGGGGGTGTTAGACTTGTAGCACAAGCACATGACGAAAACTTGCAGGAGTTTGATGATATGCCTGAGAACGAAGTTATGGTTAAGAAGTTGTTTGATGATGCTCTTGCAATGGCAAACAAACGACTCGCACAGGAAATACCTTTTGGTTGCGACACACAAACAGGTTACAAATACAGTGAAATTCACTAAATATTTATTGACAACATTTAACTAACTTGCTAAATTTAAAACACATAAACAAAGGAGTATCACCATGCAGTTCGATTTTGAAAAAGTAAAAGGTTTATTAGGTAAGGTTGTATGTATTCAAGGTCAAAAAATACCAAACTTAGAGCCTTACGTAGTTTGTGGGTATGACCACAAAGATGATTTCTTACAACTTTGTTCTTTAGTTTCAGGAGAGTACATATCAGGACTTCATACAGATAATGTGACTGTTGCAAATATTGGAGAAGATTAAATGAGGTTTTTAATTATACGAAACGCATACTGCAACAATTGGGGTGAATTTTACTTTACAAGTGATTGTTACTCTTGTGGCAACTTTAATTGGAAAACAAAGGAGAAGCAATATGACTCGTGACGAATTTTATGAAAAGTATAAAGATGTTGATTTCTATTTTTCATCTTATTATAAATACACTTTCACCTTTGTTGGTGAATATCAAGGTGAGTACATCAGTATTGGTGTTGGAGGGCAATCAGATGACATCTATCGTTTTGAAGTTAGTGCAGGATATAAAGAGACAATAGAATCACTACAACCGTATGAAGGTACTTGTGGTGAAGATGATTTTTATGATTTTTAAGGAGAAACAAAATGAAACATAAGAAAGATTTAGAGGATTTATTGTACTGTATTGACGGTTACATTCATGATTACAATGATCGGAATTATGGTGATGCAGACCAATGGTTGCGTCATGTTAGAAACAAATGGGAAGACTTCATCGAGAGTCACCCAAATAATGATGACCCTTGTGGGTATGTTCGTAAACTAAATAAGGAGTAACAACATGGACGAACAATTATTTGAGTTAGTGGTTGAAAAGAATCACCTAAGTATCATCATCAAAGCACTAAGTAACTATATGTGCGAACAATACGAAGGGATCGATGCAGAAGTTGTTGATGTTCCTAAAACAATGGAGAATATTAAGATTGCAGCAGATATGCAATTCGTGTTAAAACATTATCTTGGAGGTGTACAACATTCCCCCAAAACAGACAGCAGAGACAACAGGCTTGGTTTGGATTCGGGATGTCGATGTTGAGGATATGTTCTCACAGCATAATGATGAAAACTTGCAGTACACAAACGAAGTTTTACAACAAGCTTGGGGCAATGTTAAAGAACGTCATAAAGGTACTTTACAACGAATGTCAGATAAATAAATTATTTGATAAAATATTTAAATTATTTTGAAAAAGGTGTTGCGTATGTTTGAATGATGATATACAATACACCTCATAGTCAAGAACACTTGATTATATTAAACACATTCACTAAACATGAATTAAACATAAACTAAGAGGAAACTAAACATGACTACATTAACACAAAACACTATCGAAGGTACTTTGGTATTCGTTACTGTTCAAACACCGCAAACTAAGTATCAATCAACAGATAAAGAGTTTAAGGTTGGTATCGTAGTGGATGAAGACACAGCAGATAGTTGGAATGAACGCTTCCCTAAACAAACAGCTAAAGTTGTAAAGACTTCTGATTTTAAAGAGACATACAAGATTGCCCCCGTATTCCCTGATGAAAAGAAGCAGTATGTGATTACAATTAAGAAGCCTGCATCGTATAAGGATGGCAAAGAATTGCCTGAGATGTACCGACCTAAAGTATTACTTCAAGAAGGTAAGACAGCTATTGATGTAACACAGTCAGTTCTGCCTGCAAATGGTAGTAAAGGTAAGGTATCCTTTGAGGAGAACAGTAACGACTTTGGTACATTCTCTCGATTAAAGAATGTATTAGTTACTGAAATGATTGAGTATAAGAAAGGTGGAGGAAATGCTGCTGATGAGTTTGGATTAGAGGTACAAGGAGCTTCTGATTTTAATGAAGCTCAGGGTTCACAAGAACAACCTGTAGTGAAACAACCTACACAACCAAAACCAACAACTGTACCTGAAGAAACCGAATCGGATTGCCCGTTTTGAGGTTGATATGAAAGAGAAAGTGTGTTTTAAGTGTAATATTCTTAAACCACTTTCTGACTTCTATAAACACAGTAAGATGGGAGATGGACATTTAAATAAGTGTAAAGAGTGCACTAAAAAAGATGTCCATAAACATCGTGAAGATAACATAGATAAAGTCAGAGAGTATGATAGGAATAGACCTAATAAGAAGTTGAGAAGTATTAGGCAAAATATTAAGAATGCGTTTATAACTGAAGCTTTACCCAAGTACGTAGATTCTACAACGACTTATCGTGAAAGGAATCCTATTAGATATAAGGCTCAATCGCTGGTTGGTTCTGCACTGAAGAGTGGAACATTGATAAAACCTACACATTGTGTTAAGTGTGGTAGTACAGGAAAAATAGAAGGTCATCATAATCATTATGAGAAACCTTTAGATGTTACGTGGTGTTGTGTTAAATGCCACAACAATTTTCATAACGAAGTGTTTCAATTGGAAAAAGAGCATTACAAGAAAACAGGAGAAGTTTTACAAGACAACTCAGAACTTATACGAGAGGTTGCTGAATGGTTTTGGAAATAATTACCTTTTTAATCTGATGTAACAACCAAGAGAGTGCTAGTAGTTATACTACACTCTCACTATTAATTAAGGAGATTTAAGTGCTAAATACAGCAATATTAATTGTAACATTGTTGGTGCTTGTAGTATCTGTTAAACGACTGTACCGAACTTTAACAGTAGGTTCTATGGAACAATTGGTTAAACGAAGTGAAGATGCTTTAACTAAACTAAAAGAAGCTGCAAACAAACCTAACCAGAAAGGTGTATTTGTTTTTGTTTGGTTCTTTAGTGTATTGTTATTATCTGCAACAACAGCGTTGAGCGTATTCATTTTAACTAATATTTTAAACTTTGCATAAGGAGTAACACAAATTGAATTTAACTAAAGTAAAGCAACTACTAGAGCGTATCATTTCTATCCACCAAGAGATTGATACTTTAAACGAAGAACTTAAAGATATTAAAACTGTAGTAGATGAAGAATTACCAGAAGTATCTTGGAATAATTTGAATAAGATCGGTAAACTTACTGCTACATCAAAATTAGGTGAAACAGTAGCTAAACTTAATTCATTCTTAGAGCTTGAAGAAGCTGTTAGTAGTTAATCAATTAAGTTAAGTAATTAGTTTTAACACAAGGAGAATACTCTAACAGGTGTTCTCCTTTCTTTGTTTATGAGGAGTAATTATGACAACAGCTATTTTTGATTTTGATGTAATAGCTTTTCGTGCAGCAGCAGCAGGAGAGACACGAAGCATTAAAGCTTACCATCCTATTACTGGTGACGAATTTACAACCAATACACGAACATCTCTGTATGGTCATTGGAGTAAAAAAGACGGTGGTTTGTTAGCTGAGTTTAATAGAACTAATGGAACAGACTACAAAGCTGATGAATTAGTTATTACTGATATTCAAACACCAGAACCGATAGCTAATATCTTGCACACAACAAAGATGATGGTTGAATCTGTCTTATATTATTTAAAGACAAATAAGTTTAACGGTTATCTTGGTAAAGGCGATTCATTTAGAGTTGAACGCTCTACATTGCTAAAATACAAAGGTTCAAGAGATGGTTTATTAAGACCTCTGTTGCTTGGTGAAGTTCGTGATTACATTATTAAGAAGTACGGTGCAGATGTTGTGGAGGGGCTGGAATCTGACGATTGGTTATGTATTGATGCTTATCGAGATAAATCTAAAGTTTGCGTTACCAATGATAAGGATGCAAGAGGAACAGCTTGTCTAGTATACAACCCTTTTGACACGAACGAACAGAAGATTATTGATTGTGATGGGTTTGGTTCTTTATATTTGAATAGTAAAGGGGAAGTCAAAGGAACTGGTCGATTGTGGTTGTATCAGCAATTATGTTCTTTAGATGCAGCAGATAACTACAAAGCTAACTGTTTCTCAGACGTTGCTTGGGGAGAAAAGAGTGCTTATAAAGCTCTTAAAGATTGTAAGACTGATAAAGAAGCTTTTACAGCAGTTCGGGATATATTTATGACTTTGTACCCTGAGCCTAAAACTGTAGTGGGTTGGAGGGGTGATGAAATCTTAATTGATTGGAAATATGTTGTGAATGAAATGTTTGATATGTGTAGAATGAAGAGAACACCAACAGAAGAAATTGTTTGTACTGATGTAATGAAGATATTGGAGGTTATTGATGAGTAAATTGTCAGGTAAAGTGCTTTATGAAGGTAAAAAATTTACAACAAAGAACTCAGGAGATGTTGAGGTGTTAGAGTACACCAACAGTAACCATGTTATGATTAAGTTTTTAAAAACTGGACATATAAAGGTGGTTGGTATGGGTAATCTTAAAAAGGGTGTGGTATGTGACAGAGACGCTCCAAATCTATATGGAAAAGGTTATACAGATATTAGTTGTAATTATGACCAACGCTTACATGGGATATGGGGTGGTATGTTTAGTAGATGTTACAATACAAAGTACCATGAGGAGTACGTTTCATATAAGGATTGTGAAGTTGTTGGTGACTTTTTATACTTATCGAAGTTTATTAAGTGGTGTAAATCACAGAAAGGGTACGATCAGAAAGGCTATCAACTTGACAAAGACATCCTTGTTAAAGGTAATAAGATTTATTCAACAGAAACTTGTTGTTTTGTACCAAAAGATTTAAACACACTTTTAACACATCGAAGAAAAGATAAAGGGTTATACCCTGTTGGGGTATCCTATAAACCAAGAATTAATAAGTACGTAGCACAAATTAGTAGGTTTAAAGAAGTTATACATTTGGGTTGTTACTGCACAGCAGAAGAAGCTTTCCAAGCATATAAACAAGCTAAAGAAGCTTACATCAAAGAAGTTGCTGAGTTATATAAAGATCAAATTGATGTACGAGTTTATGAAGCTTTAATGAAATATGAGGTGGACATTAATGATTGATTTAAACACAGAGTTCCGCAGAATGGCAGAAGAATTTGAGATTTCAGATAAAGAAGTCTTATCTTCTGTTCGTACAATGATTCGTAGTTGCTGGGGAGATAGCATCTTCAAGACAGAGTTCCTTAAACGTAATTCTGTACTAATCCCAAACACCAACACAAGAAGTATGAAACGCTTTCCAATGGTTAGACGGTATCAGTGTGCGATATGTGGTGAAATGTTTGGTTCAACAGAAGTGGAGCTAGATCATATTGAATCTGAGAACACTTTAACATCCTACGAACACATCAATGACTTTATGACTAACATTGTACTTACTTCACCAGATAAACTCCAAGTGTTGTGTAAGGATAAAAAGAGTAAGAAGTTGGGTGTAACTCGTTTTGGGTGTCATTCGATCAAGACCTTCTCAGAGAGATATGGTGTTGATTTTGATACAGCAAGAGCTGAGAAAGAAGCTAAACAACTTGTAGATAAAAAACTTGATAAAGCCTATTTACAGGAGCGTCAACTTCCTGTATCATCAACTCAATCAGCACGTAGAGCGACAATCGTAGCTCACAAATTAAGTTTATTAAAGGAGAAAGATGATGAAAATGGATAAGGTTGCTGGTAGTGGTAATGATGAGTTTTACACACCAAAATATGCAATAGAACCTATCTTAAAATACTTACCAAAAGGGGCTAAAGTATGGTGTCCTTTTGATACTACAGACAGTAACTTTTATAAACTACTAAGTGAAAATGGTTACGAAGTAAAGGTTTCTCATTTAGAAAGTGGTGTAGATTTTTTCGATACAGCAGAAGTGAAAGAGCATGTTGATTGGTGTGAATATATTGTTAGTAATCCACCATATAGTTTGAAAGCAAAAGTTTTTGAGCAACTTTTTAACATAGGTAAACCTTTTGCAATGTTGGTTGGTGTTGTAGGACTTTTTGAAAGTCAGAAGAGATTCAATATGTTTAAAGATAATACTTTTGAGATTATGTACTTAAATAAAAGGGTAGCTTATTTCAAAGATTACGCAGATGAGAAACCGTCTCTTAACCCACCATTCAGTTCAGTTTATGTGTGCAGTCAAATGCTCCCTAAACAGATTGTATTTGAAACCGTAGAGAAGTAAGAAGGAGAAACAAATTGAGTAAGATATTACAGCAAGACTACCAAGAGTATTCAAAACTAATTGAAGAAGGTCACTCACAACGATCAGCTTGTTTAATACTAGGTTTGAATAGATCAACAATTCAACGATATATTAAGAGTGTATTGGAGAGTGAGGAAATCAAAGATATTGTACTAGGAGTACAAAACCAAAACGATTATACAGATTGGCAGAGTAAACCTAAACCTGAGTTATGTGAGGTGAAGAAACCTAAGATATTGTACTTTGACATTGAGACCTCCTTAGCCAAGTCTTACCACTTTAACTACTGGAAGACAAATATCGGTGTTAAGCAAATGATTGAACCTTCTCACATGCTCTCTCACGCTTGGTGTTGGGGAGAAGATGGTGAAGTGTTTAGTAGCATCTTAACCCCTAAAGAAGCTTTAACTAAAGATGATGAACGTATTGTTTTAGAGGCTTGGAGTCTATTTGATCAAGCTGATATTATTGTTGCACACAATGGTAAACGATTTGATGTGAATAAGTGCAACGGGTATTTCCTAAAGTATGGACTGCCTAAACCATCACCATTTAAAGTTATCGACACTTTGGAGATAGCTAAAAAGAACTTTAACTTACCTTTTAAATCTCTTGAATATTTAGCCAAGTTCCTTGATGTTGAACTTAAACTAGATGCAGGAGGAATTGAAACTTGGATTGGGTGTGAACGAGGTGATCAAGAAGCTTTAGATACAATGGTTGAGTATAATCGTGGTGATATTATTACTTTGCGTGAAATTCACAAGCGTCTAAAAGGTTGGGATAATAATGGTGTTAATATTGCCTTGTATAATGACAATCACAATGCTGTTTGTACTCATTGTGGTAGTGATAATGTTTCTGTATTAAGTGATAAATTTGCTTACACACCGAATCGTAAATACCAAGTGTATCGTTGCAATGGTTGTGGTGCGGTATTACGATCTAACCGTAAAGAAGGTAGTAGTAATTCTTTAGTGCGTGTTGTCTAAACATTAAGCAAAGAGTAAATCAATAGACACAAAGAGTTGTTATTCGTAGTTAGAAGTTGTATAATATTCTTCTAAGCTGTTATTTTGACGATACGAGTAACAACTTTATATTAAATATTTTGAGGAGAGGTTGAATGAAAGCTTTAAAAGCAAATAAGTTTAGAGTTGGTGATTATGTTGAGATTATTAATCACAAAAATACCGTAGACAGGTTTGGTGGAAATACTATCGGATTTCCCCAAATAGGTTTGGTGGGTGTTGTTAATAAAGTCACTGACCACTGTGTAGGTATCGTTGATCACATGTACTTGATGGACGCTTCCGATGTAGAGCTTTTAGAAACATCTGACCAACACAAGGAAGAAACACAAACATACAACCCTTTAATCGCTCAAGAAGGTGGTGGTCATTATAAAGATCGCGGTATTCAACCTTTAGAATATGCAATGCAGAACAACCTTTCTTTTTGTGAAGGTAATGTTGTAAAGTATATCTCTCGCTATAAGAGTAAGAACGGTATTGAAGATTTAGCTAAAGTAATCCATTACGCTCTACTAACTTCTTATGAAGTTTATGGTGAACAAGGAAGTACAGAGTTGAAAGAGAAAGTATTGAAACTGTTAGGAGAACATGGATGAAAGTAAGCGTAACATATACATTGAATGAGTTACAACGAATTACACCAAACTTACGGAAAGAACATTTCAAATCAGATAACCCTAAAGTTAAAGAAGCTTTAAAGAAGCTGTTTTGGAATCTTGGGTGTACTTTACCTGATAAAATTGAGATTGATGAGGGGTTGGTTACTTTAAATAAGTTCGGCTGTCTTGATGATAGCCCTCGTATTACAGTTTTTGAGCGACAAGATATTGTGTGGCTAAAGACAAGGTTTGCTTCACATCGAGTACGTTGTTTAACAGATGATGTTAGTATGATGCGTGAAATGGATGGTATTACAAATCAGCGCAGTTTTGACGTTTGTAATGGGATTGAGTTAGTTTGATTGGTTTAGAAAATAGAGGAAAGGATTAAATGCAAAAGAGTGATTTACAAACAGAGACAAGCAGTTTTGTTGACCGATACCCACAATTTGTTGAGGCTATTGTTAAACAGAAAGAAGATTTGTTTTGGACAGAGAAAGAAATTGATTTAAACAAGGATAAGCATGACTTACGTAAGAAGTTGTCTCCTGCACAACGACATGCTGTGTCATTCAATCAACGACTATTCACTAAGTACGAAAGTGTAATTGGAGTGGATTACTGGGCTAATATTGTTCTAAAGCGTTACAAGCGACATGAGATTCAACGTATGGCTGTATGCTTCTCTGATGTAGAGATGAACATTCACTTCCCTTTCTACCGTAGAGTGAACGAAGTGCTCGGTACTCATAACGATGAGTTTTATCAGTTGTTTGAAACTGACCCATTGTTAATTGATCGTGTACAGTTTATGCACCAATTAGTAGGAGAGAAAGATTCTCTAGCATCAATGGGTGGGTTTGCTTTCATGGAAGGTGCTGTGTTGTTTACAGCATTCGCTATGATTAAGTCGTTAGGTGTTAAAGGTCAAAACTTCATGCCTAACCTGATTGCTGGTATCGACATGTCTTGCCTTGATGAAAGTCATCACTTTGAAATGGCTGCTGAAATCTTTAAACTACAAAAGAAGCAAGAGAAGCGTAGCAAGGAAGATTTGAAAGAGTTAGAGGAAAAGATTTATAATCATGCTCGTAATGTATTAGAACATGAGAAGTTGATTATTAAAGCTATGCTAAGTGAAGGAGATATTCCTTTTGCGTCTTACGATGATCTAGTTGGTTTTGCTTCACATCGTTGTAATCTTGTCCTACAAGGTTTAGGATACAAACCTATCTTTGACGAAAGTACAGACACTATTAGTGAATGGTTCTATTCATCAATGAACTCATTTAAGTTTAATGACAATTTCTTTACACGTGGTCGAAACTACAAAAAGGAATTTACATCAAAAGACTTCGATATTTTTACAGATGGAAGTTTTAAAGAAGTATTACAGAAAGTTGAGGAAAGTGTTTAATGAAAGTTCGTAATTTTGGAAAAGAGCGTAAAGAGATACAAAAGCAAGGTTTAGCTCCTACTTGGTTAACTACACAAGGGTATCAATTGTTAGCAACAAAGTATCTAAACGAAGGAAGTAGGTCTCCTGCTGACCAATACCGAAGAATTGCTAAAACACTTGCTCAATACGTTGGTGATAACTACCCTGAATGGTGGAATGAAATTGAGTATTGGAAAGGTAAAACATGGGAGGAAGCTTTCTATTCTGTGTTATGGGATGGTTATTTAAGTCCTTCAACACCTGTACTCTCAAACACTGGTACAAACTTAGGTCAATCAGTATCTTGTTCAGGGACTTATGTTGGTGACAGTGTATATGACTTTTATGAGA